GGTGTCATGGGTCAAGGCGGGGGCATATTTGGTCTTGCACCGCGTCCTCGTAGAACTATGCCTTTCGTTCAGCAAGGATTAGCAGAAGAGCGTGTTCAGGAATTTGCTCGTGGTGTAGAAGAAGAAAAAGCACTTAGAGGATCATTAGAAAGACAAAAAGCAGACTTATTAAATCGTCGTGAAGAAGCCATGGCTGTTGGTGGTGAAATGGCGGGTGCTCTTATCTTAGATGTTAATAGGCAACTAGGAGAAATAGAAGCACAACTTTCTCAACCTACAAGACTAGAAACTGTACTATCTTCAGAAGAATTTACACCTCGTCGTGCGGGTGAATTACTGCTTCGTGATAGACCACGCACATTAAGAGGTGAATTTGAACCTCCTCGCATGGCAGGTTCACCAGTAGAAAGTGGTGGTCTTCCGGCTGCACAGGTTACTACAGGCGAAGCAGCTTTTGAGCCTCTACCAGAACAAGCATTTGTTCCTGGCATAGAAGTAATGACCCCTGAAGAAAGACAAGCCGCTGAAGCTGATGTCAGATCCGCTGGATTACCTCCTACAAAACCAGAAGGTGAACTACCGCTTGTAAAAGAGCAAAGAAGACCACTTCCTCCTCTTGAAAGAGCATTTCTCTCCGAGCCTGAGCCGGCACAACTTTTATCTGAAGGGACACCACTACCCAGTGGTCAGCCCGTTGCTCTTGACGAGGAACAGGCTATTACAAACCCAGACATTCTAGATAATCCTGATTTTATTCCTTCTGCAAGTCTAATAGAAAAAGCCGAAGATTATTACAGAGGTATGACCATTAAGCGAGGCGAAGATCGTTCACGTAAAATCTTAGCACCTAAGCGTTACTTTGGTGGTGAGACCCAAATGGTCAAAGAATACCTCAAAGACCAAATTAGAGAGCAGGCACCGGTTGGTGTAGATATTGGAGAAGAAATAGAAGCTGTTGAGGCAGGTCCACCACAAACATCAACAAAGCAGAGAAAAGATAGATACAAATTTGATGTTGTTACAGAAGGTACTAAGCTTGCAAGAACACCAAAAAAACTTCAAAGATTGGCAAAAACTAATCTTCCAGAAGAAAACAGACCGGAACATTATGTTATAGTTGATAAGCTGTATGACGTCAATCGCGGAAAAGCTGAAGCTTTTAAAATGACTTATGATGAAATAAGTAGAGCATTCCAAAATGATCCGCAAAAACGGTCCGATGCACATAAATATTTAGTAGCAAAGGACATTCTAGAAGCAGATGTCTCAGAACCACTAGCTTGAGGTAAAATATATGGCTTTCAACGATGAACAAAAGAAAAGAATTAAAGAACTGGCACTGCAACTTGAAGCAGGCGGAATGCCAAGAGGACAAGCAGCACAAACTGCTGTTTCTCAGCTCTTTACACCTAAAGATTTAGAACAGATATTTGCACCTGATGTTGCACCTCCTTCTGCTGCACCAATTGTTGATGAAAGATCTGCTGACATTCAAGGAGCAGATATTGAGCTTCGTGATCTGGAAACTAAATTTATTCGTGAAAGAACCAGACAAATTGAAGCACAAGGTACACCAACAGCTGAAGCTGAAAAACAGGCACGTGCTGAGATTGAAGCTTATAGAGAACCTGCTCCTCTTGGATTTGGCACAGCTGAAGAAAGACGTGAAGAAACTGAAGGTTTGTTTAGATTTGTTCCTTCAGAAGAGACAGCAGGGGCGTTTGGAATTCAAGACACACCTATTGGAAAACAAGAGGGTACTAGCGGTATCGACTACAAAGCAATCGGTGAGATTTTTGCTGATGCTTATGGCGAAAGCTTAGATGAAGGATTGGCTGATTCTGAATCATTTAGACAGTACATTATTGAGCCTCGTCTAGCAAAATTAAAAGAGCAAGGTGTTGTCGGGAAAGAAGCACAACGTCAAGCCATTGAAGAAGGTTTTGCTGTCTTACAAGATATTCAGACAAGAATAGAAGATAAAGAAAGTTATCTACAGCCAGAAACACTTGGTTCAGGTGACCCACTAATTAGAACATTCTCTCGTCAGGTAGAATTAGGTGAAGGTGTCCCTGACCTTACACCAGAACAAGTTATGTTTATTAATGCCCGTGAACAGCGTCGTGTTGCCCGTGCTGTTGAATCAAAGAAGGGAGAAAAAACTACTGTTGTTGTTCTTGCTGATGGAACTGAACTACCGAAATCTGTTTATGAACAGCAGGTAAAAATCTCACCTGAACTTGGAAAGCCTGTAAGTGAAAAGCAGGTAGATAAGAGCGAAGGACAAATAAGATTAGAACTTGGTGAAGAAGCCAAGATTCCTTGGTATCTTGATCCTAAGAAAAAGGTCGAAGTCATTGCTAATCCAGAAAATTTTGAAAAAGTAGGTATTCTCACTAGTGAAACACCTTATGGTACTAAAAGAGAAACAGGTGCCAACTGGCTTCTTAGATCTGCGCTTATAATTCCGAATGCAGTTGCAGGTGCAGGTGGCAAACTTGCCTATGACTTAGGACCTCTAGCCGAAGCACGAGAAGAAGCTCGGACAAAGCGGGGTTATGATTCAGCTATTCTCTTAAATATTGCTGAAAATCGTGGATTTATGGGAGAAGCAGAAGAAGCAGCACGATTGGCTGGAATAGAAGAAGGCTCACCACTTTATTACACAACACTTGCTGGTGGCTTTGCTGCTGATATTTTAGATCCTTCATTAGACATAATTAAAGCTGCAGGCGTAACTGGCAAAACCGGTGTTCAATCTTACAGAGCTATGGGTAGTCTTTACGAAGGTCTAGGGACTAGTGCTCGTGCTTCAGAATCTTTAAAGATCGCAGGTAGAATTGGTGCTCGAGACTTTCTGGATAACAATCTGATTGGAAATCTAATCGGTAAAAATTTTGATGCAGGTGATGTAAGAGGTGTTATCACTAGAAACTTGGCTGATGACTATACTACAGCAATGTATCTACAAGAAAATAGACTTACTAGCGGTGTTGAAGACACACTAACAAAATTAGATGAACAAGGTTTAGGCAACACAAGACTTGCATCAAAAGTCAGATCAGAAGCTGCTCGCTTAGGGACTGATGATTTAAATTCTGTAATGGATGAAATTGGTAAATTCTTTAAAGATGATAAAATTTTAGATGAATTAGGAGAATTATCTTTTGCACAAGGTGCAAGAAGAAAAGATCTTGCACGTGCTGTCGGAGCATTGGCTGCTAGTGATGATGAATTAGCTAAATCTCTAAGAGAATTTGGCAAAGAAGTTTCTGAAGACTTGAGACCTAAAATTGACAGCTTTGTTGATTTTTTGCTTGACAAACCTAGAACTAGACTTCTTCTTAGAAAAGCTCTTTCTGCTGATAAAGCAGCACGTGATGTTATTGATGCTACTAAAGGAATTGATGCATTTGATAACTTAGTCGCAATTACAAAAAATACTTGGGCAGGTAAAGGTTCAGCCAGGACTATCTTAGAGAGAGCAAAGAAATCAAAGATTGGACAGGTTGCACAAGATTTGGCTGACAAAGGTGAATTACAATTAGTTGCGACTTCTGACAAGGCAGTTGGAGGTCCTGGTAGAAAACTTACGCCAGGTGTTACGGCAAAACTAACAGAACCTAAAGTTCAGCCGGCATACAAAGTTAAACTAGGTGATGCTATTCCAATGATCAGAATAGTCCAAGATCTAAGAACTTATGGCAAGATTCCTCAGGAAATAGCAGTTCCTATGATATCACGTCTTGAAAAAGGTATTATTACTGTTTCAGATTTAAGACAAGTTATTGATGCAAATATTGATTTAATTGCTGAAGGTTTAGCTGCTACTGAGGGTCTGACTGGTGTAACACGTGCTAGAGACTTGGCTCGTCTTCCTGTTGGTGAACAAATTGATCTACTTCAGCCACTTGAAGGTCGATTCTTTACACGTCCATGGTTAAGAAAACTAAAAGAAAAACTTACACAATCTAAAAAGATTGAAGGTAATCTTTCAATTGGTCAACGTCAGCTGTTAAGACAAGCTGAAACTGAAGCTGCTGCATTAGATCAGAGACTTATCAGACAACTTAAGCGTGCACTAAAAGATCCTGAATTTAGAGCTTTATATGGTATTCAAGAAGGAGCTACACGTTCTGAAATACTTTCGCATTTAATTGTAGGTCCAAAAGAATCTGTCTTGAAATCAGGTGCAGGAAAGATTGAAAAAATATTTAGGAATCTAGATATAGACTTGGAAGATTTTCAAGCTACTATTCGATCAAGAAAGAAAATAATAAAGCTACTTGAAGATTCACTTAATGATCTTTTCTTTTCACAGCAAACAAAAGAAAATATCTTTGATATCCTTACAGGGACACATGTTACTAAAAACGGGTCAGTCTTTACACCAAAAGCTTATGAGGTAATGAGACCACTTCTTCAAGATGCTTCTGAAGTTATTTTCGATGATCCTTCACAATTCTTTACGCAGCTTGAAAAGATTGCAAAAGCTGTGTCAGTAGACATTGTTGACAATGGTGGTCCGGCATTAATTAAGTTTGATAAAGAAGATATTGTCAAAACACTTGATAAAGACGGAAAGATTCCTGCTGAAGCACAAATAGCTGCATTCTATAGATCTGAAGCAGATAGAATTGTTGAGAATCTTCTTTCAGACTTGGTATCTAAAGAAATCGGAAAAGGTCAATTAACAATTGATAACATGTTTGATGATGACTTTATGCAAGTTTTTAGAGATAGAACAGTAAGTTTAATGACAGAATTTGATCCATCTATAGCACGATCAGATGTTGATATAACAAAAGTATTTAGTAACGAAGTTTTTACTGATTTAGTTAGAAAACAAACAAAAAGAATATTAGCAGGTGAAGATACTTCATTGCTTGAATTTGACGACGTCAAAGACATACTGTTGTCAAGCACAACTGGAGAAGTAAAAGATAAACTAACAAAATTATTTGATAGTCCAGACGGGCCTTTAACAGCACCAGATGGTGATGTTCTAAGATCACCACGCGGTCGTCAAATAAGAGGATCACGAGGACGTCGTCTTGAAGCAGTAAAAAGAAGATATGAGCGTGCCATGTCTCCTGTTTTAGAAGCAGCTGAAGATGTTGCAAGAGGTATTATTAAAAGAAACAATCTTAGACTTAATGATTTAGATATAGGTGCAGTTGATAAGATATTTGATGATATCGTATCTTCAAAAAACTATGAATCAGATCTTAGACTTCTATTTGGTGAAGATGTTGCTAACCAGCTAAAAGACCAGTTCTTGAGCGGATATGACAAATTAAGAAAAGAACTTCTAGAACTTCAGGCTCGTGAATACGAAAAAGGTGTGCCGGCTGCTGCTAGAAATGCTTTAAGAACTACATACGAATATATAACAAATTTCTTATACACAGCACTTCTAAACTTTAGACCTCGTTTCCATGGTGCCAACTTATTAACAGGCATGGATATTGCATATTCAACAACCGGAAAAATTGTAAATCCTGTAGATGTTTTGGAGGGTGCAAAAGTAGTGGCAGGTAAAAATCCTGAATCTGTCGTCTTTACAGATCCGGGTGGTCGTCCTTACACACAAGGTGAACTGCAGGAAATTCTACAAGATGTAACCGGTCGTTCTGTTTACGGTCTTAACTTACCTCAAGCACAAAGTGAAAGACTTATCAATCTTCTAGAAGATACAAAATTAGCCAAAATCAAAGAAGGCTACCAAATCTTCAAAGAACTACCACAATCCGAAGACTTACTATTCAGATATGCTATCTTAAAATCAGCTCTGAAAGAAGGTAGATCTTTAGACGAAGCAATTGCTTTGGCTAGACGTTCTATGTTTGATGCAGGTAACATCACAGATCTAGAAAAACAAGTAAAGAATATTGCTTTGTTCTACGGATTTGCTCGTAATAACTTGCTCAACACACTTCAGAATATGGCTTCTATCAAAGGTGTCAAGAGAATTGGCAAAGCTAAGCGTGTACGTGATAACTTGTCCAAGTTCTTTGCTGGTGAAGAGACTGAAGAATATGCACCCAGTTATGCATCAAGTCGTGTACTTCTTGGTAAAATAGGATTTGACCCTGAAAAAGGTAAAGAGCTTATTATTGCCGGTCCACCACTAGCATCTCTAGATGGTGTCTACACACTTGCAGAATTTATCAAGCTTGAACCCGGCGGTGTTTTAGGAAGTGCTGTTCGTCCTGAATACAAGTCATTGTTTGGAATTGAAGATAAGTTCGATAGAGAATTTAAACAAGTTCCTCCTGAACACATTGCTCTTCTTAAAATGGCAGGATTTAACCCAACTGATGTTGTTAACAGAATCGTTAGTGGGCTTGGCGGTGAAGAAGTTATTCCTGTTCCAGGTAAAACAATTGACGGTGCAGTTGATGGATCAATATATCCGCTTAACACACCTAAACAGAGAAAAGCTTATAAACGATTCTATGATACCATGTCATTATTTGGTATCTCTACTGGAACAACAGATTTGGCCAGAACTTTTGCACCTGAAGGGACAAAAGTTGGTGAAGTCGGAACACCTCTTGCTCAGTTGGCATTTGGCGTAGGTGCAATGACACCTATGACTTCATTCTCTCCTGAAAGACAAGCTTACTATGACAGACTTTCTAGAATGAGAGATCTTCAGTCAATTGTTAAAGGTGCTAAAGTATCAGAAGCAAAGAGGCTTGAAGAAGCTGCACCACCAGAAGAAAAACAAAAGGCCGAAGAAATTAAAGAAAAGAGAGAAAAAAGATCAGAAGTAAAGAAGATTACACCTTCAGGTCGTAAATCTAGAATGCTTGAAATCAAGCGTGAAATTGCGTCAATAAAAAGTGCAGTTCGTTCAGGAACAATGTCTATATCAGAAGCTAAAGCTCGAATGGATGAATTGAAAAAAGAAGTAGATAGTTTAAGATAAATGCTTCGCTAAATAATATATAAAACAGAGCCACTTGGCTCGGCATACAAGAAAGGAGACGAAGATGCCAAAAACCGGACATTTTTACCACGAAGTCCAAAGCACTACCGATGTAAGTGTTACTGACGCTTTCAACGCTGCTAACAAGACCGACCTAAACCTAAATGATTTTTCACTAACTACTGGTGTTCAGAAAGTTGGTGGTGTGTTTGTTGGAAGACTAGAAGGATTAATTATCCGTGTAAAGTCTATTGTTAATGCCCCAACAAAACTTATTATTAAAGTTACACATGCCGATAATGGAACACAGGTTATTATCCCAGACACCGAGGCTACTATTGCCTTGGAGGTTGGTTCTACCACAGCAGGCGGTGTTGCTTACAAGTTTGATTTCCCTTTCATACACACTGACGACCAAATACACATTTTCTATAAGACGGATGTTGCTACATCAACTTGTACTGTTGATGCTCTAGAACTTTACTGGAGCGAATAATGCCTATTACAAATGTTTTTGATCCCTACACAGGGGCGGCAAATGGAGGTGTTATTCCTTCTCCTGGAGGAGGCGGAACACTTTACAAGCCTACATTTAATGAAGTAAACCTAACTGACGGTTCATGGACACTTTATGATCCTGACAGTCTCGTTCAGTCTGTTTCGTTTTCAGGTGGCTATAATACCGTCACTTGGAATGCTTTAGCTGTTGCTTCATTAAACTATAACTGGGCTGCTGGTGGTGAGCACAGAGCACCAAGGTGGTATAAAGATAATTCAATTGATGGTAACCTCGTAAATACTATTGACTTTAACGTCTTTACTTCTGTGCTACAAGTAGACGAAACTGTTGATGACTTTAACCAAGCAGTTCTTATGGGCATTGCACAAGATCCCGCGGTAACAGATCTATTTTATGTAGATGCTTCTGGTGGCTACTTTACAAAACTGACTGGCAACGATCCAGCTTGGGGCACGCACCAGTATGCTTCCGCCACAACAGGAACAAATGCAAGTGTTGACTATAGTGTTTGCACTATTATGCGTGGCGGCCAGCTTATGGGATCAGGTGTTTATATCAACGCCGATAGCACAGACGACGTTGGTTACGTTCAAGGTTCTAGAAATAGTAATACCACCGTCATAGCTACCGCTACACCTGCTCCTACTTCTGTTATAGTAGGTGTTGGTGTAAGAAGTAATACTGACACAGTTGGAGCCGGTGATCAGCAAAGGTTCCGAGCTCAATATATTACCTATGTCCCAGATGTAACAGGAGGTGTACCGTGAAAAAAGTAGATGAATCTCAGATTGTTTTTGGCACCATTGACGGCATTGATGGATGGTCTGTTCCGCTCGTCATTTCTATTGACGAAGCGGTAACACTTATACAAGCTTACGATCCTACCAATCAATTCTCACCACCAGCAGCCGAAAGCAGAGCAATAGCTCGTGTCTTTCTTGACGCCTTGAAGGCAGCTATGGAAGGATAAAATGCCAATCTCAAAAGTTTTTGATCCCTATACAGGAGGACACATCGGTGGGCGTGATTTAGAAAAAGAAGATCTACAAGTTAGTCTCTCCGTAGCTAATCAAAATGCAGCAATATTTCAGTCACAACGTAATCAGGCAGTCTCTGAGAGAGATCAGGCAGTCTCTGAGAGAGATTCGATACAAACTAGTCTAACAAGCACACAAGCAGAACTGTCAACAGCTAATACGGACTTGGCAACTGCACAAGCAGAACTGTCAACAGCTAATACGAACTTGGTAACTGCACAATCTGATTTGTCTACTGCTAATGCCACAATCGCTGACTTGCAGATACAGCTACAAAATCAGCCGGCCGCCGGTGGTGGAGATGTAATAATGGATTATCTTAACGAAGACTTGAGCACTTGGAATTATTGGGATGGAGATCAAAATAAAGTTTCATATGTTTGGGATGCGGGCAATCAAGTTCATAACTTTACATTCGCTGCTGGCGAACCAAGTCAGTTAAACTATGTAGGGAGCACTAACACAAGTTCTCGTGTTCCTGTATTTTACAGACCTATGACTTATGCAGATGGTTCTCCTGTCTTAAACACCGACGCTTTTATTCTTCAGGCACAATTTGACGAATTAGAAATGGCAGTTCAGGGCTGGTCTATTTATGTTGGAACAATGGGTAATCCACAAGGTGTTACTGCAACAGAAAGACAAGCATTTGGTGTAGGATTCAATGGTATTAGCGACACTTCTGCAGCAATTGGTGCTATGAACAACATAATTTATAATTCAGGTTATCAATATTCAGTTTCGTCGTGGCCTGAAGGTAAGATATCAGGTCGAGGATTAATGATGACATCTGGACATAATAAGCATCGGATGCACGCTTCAATGTCTTGGCATCTATTCAATAATTCGACTGATTTCGCACACGGGTCCCAGCAGATATCAAATGCATCAGCTTCTTCAAGTTCTTATACTTTTAGTTCTCCTGATGGCACACCTCTAAATCTCTGTATAATTTTAGGTGGCATTCAGAGCGGCACGCCTCAAGCCGGAACTATTAAAACCAAAATTAAATGGTGTGTGGAGAAATGGTAATGGAAGAAGCTAGACTTATAGAATTGTTACTAAATGCTGTTGCTGGTCCGGCAGCTGCTACTGTTGTTGCATTGCTCTGCATGGTCGGCTTCGGTTGGTTCATGATAAAACATCTACTTCCCAGACAAGATAGATTTATAGATGACTTTGTTAAAGAGAGCCGTGCTAACCGTAAGGTGTTTGTTGATGCAGTTGAAATAATGGGCAGAAGATTAGACAAAGTAGAAGAAAATCTTGATGATATTCACAAAGACATGTCAGAAATAAAGTTTATTATAAAGGAGAAATGATGCACAAGCAAGAAGAACTTATAAATATCACACCCAAACTTGTCAAACTTATTGTCAAGACTATCAAGTATTCCAAAGGCGGTCTAAATAAAGAAGAACGCAGAGAACTTGGTCTAGATCTACTTGAACTAGCTTATGAGGTTCTTGGAGACTTGATAGACGATCCTGAATAAAAAACCCGGTGAGCACCATTGCCACCGGGTCAAAAAAAGACAGGAAATAAATTACAACGATTTAGTGACAACTATTTGTCACATCATTATTATATGATCGATTGTTAGATTGTTCATTACTTCCTTTCACTTCGTGTTCAATTTCTTTCACTAGCTTCAGTAGCCTGTCTAACTTCTGTTCTAATCTCAAGATTAGATTTTCTACTTTTAATATTCTGTCCATTTATTCTCCTCTAAATGACATGATGAACCCGGACATTTCGTCCCAAAGAAACTTCACGATCCAGCCCGGGTTATCGTTATTTCCATTTCTACAGCGCGTCATCGGCCCTGTATAATTCTGAAGATATGCGATCACACGTTGCGCATCGTACATGTACCACATATTTTCTTGCTCATTGCGAAATGCAATGATATCCACATCGCTGTGATGCCAACGAGGGCGCTTTGTTTGAGAATCATTGGCCCAAACTTCCACAACACCGGTTGGATACCCTCCTGCCAGTGACTTAACTTCTACAGTTTTGTCTACGTCACCTAAGTCAGATGCAAATGTCACACGTAAGTCGTACGGAAACTTTTTGTAATCTACTTTCTGCACATATTTTAAAGTTTTCATCTTGCTCTGCAATACCTTTGCAAAATCTTTCTCGGCCTGTTCACCACTTTCTAAGTCAATCATAAAACTTCTCATCAGATTCTCCATTTATACGTCGATTTGTTTCGACAATATAAATAGGAATATTCGGAGAAATTATATAAAAAAAACTAAATTATTTTGTAAATCTCAAATAAGCTCTACGTTGACTTCTGTTGAACTTTAAGCGCAGCCCCTATGTTTACCACCTATTTCTGCTTTAAATCAATCTGGGGACAACGTCGTGTCTCTGTGCTTACAATTATCACCATGCCAGCGGGAAAGCATGTGAGGGGAAGCTAATTTACCACAGTGGGGGCATGCTAATTTAGGCTTAGACTTTCCTTTCTTAGCTTCAGACATTTTACGAAGTGTTTCTTCTGAATGTGTCTCTCCTTTCCGAGCTTCAGATATCTTACCCCGTGTTTCTTCTGAACGTGTCTTTCCACACCAATAGCTCTTCTTTCCTTTCTTTCCTTTCATAGCTTCAGACAGTTTACGTCGTGTTTCTTCTGAATGTTTCTTTCCATAGAAGGGATTCTTCTCTCCTTTCAGAGCTTTAGACGTTTTCTTCTTTGACTTTTCTGAATGCTTGACCACACCTCCACCACCGTGATTCATGTTATAGCCCTTAGGCCAAACACAGTCAAAATGTTCAATCCAGTGCTTCTCTCTCTTCCTCAGTTCTTTCTTGTCACATTCTTCTACTACTTCGAACCTGAAAGCATTGATGCCAAACTGATCGAAGGCTTCATGTATTTTGTATTTCTCTTTAGCACTAACATGACTGTTCCATCGCATGAAGATATGAACTGACAGTCCGATGTAGCACATTCCACTTTCTCTGTGTGTGATTTTATAGATCCCACAGATCTTTTTTTCCCAATATTTTGGCATAGATTGCTCCTTATAAAAAAAACCCCCACCGTGGCCTTTAGTGGGGGTCTAAAACAGGAAAGGATAAACTGCGTCACCTCATTTGCAGAAAAATCCTTGTGTAAGTTAGTTTAAGATTGACTTTAAATGGAATAGGAATTAGATAGTTTGCCCTGTTTTGAAGAGGCTAGGTGAAGACCTCTTATATATAAGTATAACGATCACTTAGAAAGTTTACTAATATATGCACAAATTTTGTCAAAATAGTCCTAAAACCAATCCGTCGGCTAGACCAAGAATAATCATAAAGATTGGGAACAACAAACTACAAAGAAAAAAGTTAGTTACAAATTTAAAGATAAAGTCCCAGACTGATTTAAAGCTATCAGTACTATTCCACATAAAAGCACCAGTAATCATTGCCATGATAATAAAATAAACTAGAAGTAAAGTATTCATATTGGCTCCTTATATTGCTTATTATATATAGGTGGGGAAAAGAAAAACACACAAAAAAAATTATAAAAAAGTTTGTATAAATTCTGACTGAAGGTTATATTTATTAGTAACATAACTAAACATTAAATACTAAACATTAAACATAATCCACTTGCCTCTGACTTTTAATTATAATGATGCTCTGAAGATGATATCCCCGGCGGTATCTAGACACTGAAGAGATAACGGATTAAAAGTACTGACCTTCCGGAAAGATGTCTCCAGTTAGAAGAGGAGACGGTTAAAGAGAAATCTTTAAACAAAGGATCAATAGGCATCAGATGAGAAAAAGTGGAATTGCCACCTGAATAATCTGAAGAGACGAAGGGAAGATAGCTCCTCAGAAAATACGGTGAGAGATATGTATCTCAGCTGCAATCCTCAGTAACCTATTCTTTTATAGTATTTAAAAAATGACAAATACTGAAACTTATTTATAAATTTTCTACTTTTGCGGTATACTTATATATATAGGAGATAACAACATGTCAGTTCTTAAGTCAGCATGGTCACAAATTGTAGCAGATCAGATTGAAGAAAATAGAGATAAAGCATTGAGGAGACAGAAAGTTTCCAATCCCCCACGAGCAGAAGTGAAAGTAGAAAAAGAGCGAGGTCTAAAAGAACATGTAGAAACCAATCTCAGACTTCTACTAAATAATCTAGATCTAATAGATACTAAGCGACTAGAAGCTATTGAACATGTCATTTCAGTGGAGCTAAGAGAGCGCGATGTCAGATCATAATTCAAAAGTAGTTTTTGTCTTTGTAGATAAGAACGATCAACTGGTGATAAAAAGTTATACACCCAAAGAGGCCCAAGTTTTTGGGAGGAGAATATATGAAAAAAGGAAGTAAACATTCTGAAGAGAGCAGACGTAAAATATCTAAAAGTATGAAGGGTAATAAGAAGTCTGATGAAACTAGAGAAAAGATGTCTGAAGCAAAAAGGAAGTGGGCAACTAGTAAAGTAGAATGTACTTACTGTGGCGCAGAAGGATCACCTCGAATTATGACCCGATGGCATTTTGAGCGGTGTAAAATGAATCCTAAAAATCGACCCTCAGATATAACTGAAGTAGGAGAATAGATATATAGTCTCTTTACGAGGATGAACATGTCAAATGCACTTAATCTCAGATTTAACGATGTTTTTAAAGACCACAGAGGAATCTATTATTACTACGTGTCTCCTGTTACCCAGATCGATATACAAAAATTTGGGTGGGATCCTCATATAATTGAACCAAACACACACATCTTTGTTGACATCTCAGAAAAAGAATTTGTTTATCTAACTGAAGAAGAAATTTTATATTATCTAGAATATATATCTTAGATTAATCTATACAGGAGGTTACTTTTATGGCACGTCGACCAGCAGCAACTACCTTAATGAAGAAGGCAATAGACGATAGAGATGCACACACTTTTATGTGGGCATTGCTTGAATTGTCTCGTAAAGAATTAGCTAACGAAGGTAAATTTATAACACTATCAGCGACAGATATTAAAAACTTACTTCAGGCTCTATTAGAAAAACCTCAAGACACTTCGTCAAATGGTGTCGCATCTTTAATAGAGATCGAACAATACATGAAAAAGTAAATGAGCAGAGCACTTCTAAAAATAATATCAGATCCAATTGAATTCATCAGTCGTTTAAAGATTGTTGACAAAAACGGGAAACTGATTCATCTTCGTCCAAATGCAGAGCAAATACAAATTATTAAAGCTCTAGTAAAAGAAGACGACACACTAGTTCTCAAAGGTCGACAAATCGGCTCATCAACAATTGTATCAGCTTATCTATTTTGGAAGTTATGGACAGCAACAGAGCCTATTACCATTGCTATCCTCAGTCATAAATTGGCATCATCAAAGCACTTGCTGGAGATACACAAAACATTCTATCATAATTTGCCTAAGTTCTTGAAGAGGTCATTAGATGTAGAGAATACTACGACTATGCGCTTTGCTGATTCAGGTGCTACAATTATTGCTGTTTCGGCTGAAGGCAAAGGTGGACTTCGTTCTTTTACATGTTCTTATCTTCAGATCTCAGAATACGCTTTTGCTCCAAATCCTGAAGAACTGAAGGCCACTGCTCTATCAGCTCTAAACAATGGACAACTAATTATTGAATCAACTGCTAATCATTTCAATGATGCTCTACATCAAGAGATTACGGCTCATGAGCGGGGTGATGCGAAATGGAATTACTTGTTCTTTCCGTGGTTTGTTCATAAAGAATACAGACTAGAACTACCAGAAGATGAAGGGATTGAATGGACTAGTGGAGAACTAGAACTAAAAGAAAAGTTCAACCTTACTGACGAACAGCTTTGTTGGAGAAGAGAGAAACTATCAAAGAT